CGTCCGTTTGTGAGGTTGTCAACGGTGTTGAGCCATCCGTAGACTGATAGGAACGTTGCAACTTTTTCGCCTTCCGTTGTAGATGCTTCGCTGTCATCTCTAAATAACGTAGGGAACTCTTTACGGATTGCTCCCAATCCTTCAAAAAAAAATCAGTTAAAGGTTTTACAAATGTCATCGGTAAGCCTCGCATATCTTCAGCGACTTGGTTATGTTCCTTTGCATTGTAGGTCTTTTTGAACCAATCGACCCGATACGCAAAACACGCCAGAAGGTTATGAAGATTAGAATCTATCTTATCCTGGTCTGTCAGGAAGTGCTGTAACGTTATCCATTGACCCCCGTTTATCTTGTTGGCGTTCTTCTCAAAGTAGTACTTTCGTCCGTTCAGCTTGGTTCGGGTGTTTATCTTACCCTCAATCGGGTCTGATAGAAAGCCTAGTTTATTCCATAGGTTGTTATGGCTGCTTTGATTCAATAATAGAAGGTCGTCCATGTCGTGACCTGAGAACAAAGATATGATAGCACACTCTACCTCAAACTCCGTCACCTTTGGGTTAGTGGATATTTCGAGTTTCTTCTTTGATTCCTCAATCAGTTCGATATAGGATTGATATTCTCTAAGGGTCACTCCACCCCAAGATGTAGGTAGTGTTATCTTCATTCTTTATTTGCTCTATTTTTTTATTGCCTAATTAACTATTGCATTTTTTGCAACGGTTGCCATTCCTACGTCAGTACCACAGCCGTTCTTTTCGTTTCTCGTTGACTTTGTTGAGGTCGTAGTTCTCAAGGCAGTACGCTCTGAGGACTTGCCCATCTTCGTAGATTCTTTCATGTTCCATATTTCCAGCCTCTCGGATAGCGGCTTTCCAATCATCCACCTTATAAATTCCTCGTGCGTCATCTATGTAAGGATGTATGTTCTGGACAAATATAGGTAATCCTTTCATTCCCGCCTCTATTATCTTCAGGTTCGACTTGCATCTATTGAACCGATTATCCACTAAAGGAGCAATAGCTATATCAAAGTAGTCGTATAGTTGACCATAATTCCAAACGTCCATCCCGTCCACATAATCAGCCCTGAATCTATCAGCTAGTTTTATCCATTGCGGGTCATCCTTAAACCCACAAATAACAGGATAGTCATCACCCCAACACCCATCAGTTAGCATCAGGTCATGGAAGTGGGTAACACCCCCCGCCCATCCTATACGGTTACCGCGTGGCTTGTCTTCTCTTGATTTCCATTGCGCTTCATTCGGGTCTATTGCATTGGGTATTACGTGCCAGTTCTTATTCAGCTTGTCGATGTAGTTGCCTAGATGTTCGTGCGTTGTCCATACTTCATCAGCGTTAATAATAGCGTCTATCCATTGACCTTTGAATACCCTCTTTTGAATGTGGGTTGCTATGTGGTTTGTGTCGAATATCCAATAATCATCTATATCACAGATAACATAAACCCCTTGCTTCTGTAACTCCTTAATGAATGCTTGTTGTTTAAAGTAGTTCCCTTCTTTTTGGTTCTGCTTACCGAATAGCGGTAACGTCCTGGAGAACACCACCACATCGAACCCCATATCTAGCAGTTCATTCGTAACCCCCTCACACATGGTTATATCGAATCCTTCCAATAAGCTGAAGGGCTTTATCAGTCGGTGGTACTCCACCCCCTGAGAGTCGGTTGTTATAAAGCCTATTTTAACCACTTGAAGCCTACTCGTTTTTCTTCCTGTTCAATAGCGTCTATCTTCTTCTGATAATATTTAACGCGCTTCTCAGCTTTCTTCTTGCGGTCTATTAGTTGGGCTTTGGTTAGCTTCACCGTATCGCGTATTTACCACTTGAACTCTTTAGCTTTTCCATACAAACATAACGTGCAGCATCTAGAAGGTGGTTCAGGTTATCCACAGGAACTCCCATATGTTCTCCTGTCTTGTCTGTTTTCCATACATAGCCCCTCAGTTCTTTAATAAGGTTCACGCTTGAAGATGTAACAAAGATAGGAATACTCCTGAGTTTGTCAATACCTGACCGAATTGAATCAGCACCTTTCGGGCATCCTCTTATCCTGAAGCCGTGACCTCTTACCTCTGCGATTGATTTAGGCTCTGATGAGTCAGCTATCCACTCACCCGATTTAAAGCCCTGTAATCGTTCCGCTAGTTGTGGGTTAGTTAACCCCTTCTCGTATAGTAGTTCGTTCATGTAGATTGCACCCTCGAAGTAGCATACCTCAACGGCTGCTGATGGGTCGTTACTATACCCCCAATCCAACCCAAAGGCTTTCCATTTCCATGATTCAGGCATCTTGTCGCATTGCTTCCAATTACCATAGATAGCACCCTGTAAAGAACCGATATTCCCAAGCCCGTAGACGCTGAAAATATTAGCCCAATGGTCATTAATAGGGTCGGGGTAGTTTACCCTGTTGCGGTCGTACTCCACACCATAACCCATCATGCAATAGTTCATTATCTCCAGCCGTTCCGTTTCAGGTAGTAGTTCATTATCCTCAAAGGTCAGTTGTAAGAAGTCGCAATCTTCACGGGGTATGATGTCCTTATCCACAAAGAACTGAGCGTCTGGGTTGTAGTCCATGTAAACTTTTTGCGCCCTTGTAGCCACCTGTCTATATGATTCTTTATCACATTTGTTTACCTCATTAAAGTACGCTACATGGCTTCTAAGCCCTTTACCTACATCATCCTTATCTAACCCTAAGAACTTGATGAAAGAACCGTTAGGAAAGCGGTATAATGTACCCGCTATGAATCTATGCTCTGAAAAGATACCCATTATCTTCATGGTCTTTACAAAGTCCTTGATAACAGTCAACCGCATCTTAGTTAATTCAGCGGATATAACTAGTACTTCACGGTCTGGAACTCTAGCCGCGTGGTTAATGAGTAGAATGAGTATGGATATGGTCTTTCCTGAACCCTGACCACCTCGGATAACCTTTATCTTCTTACGTAGGGCTGATACCTTACGGAGTGCTGTTGTCCCCTGAATCATCTAAAGGGTCTATATTCAGTATTTCAATGGACGCTGATGTGTTGTTCTGTATCTTCTCAGTTAACCCGTTGAGGCGTTGTGTTATGCTTGCATTGTATTGTCCGACCATACCTCCGCTAATCTGGTCCGCCCGTATTTGTCTCTTTATACGCGAACAGACCTCCCGATATTCATCATACGCTCCGTCTGGATTATCGAAATAATGATGGACCGTTGAAGCGTTATCATACCCGTAGCATTGGAAACCGTCATAAGTTAACGGTGTTTCTAGTGGTGTCTCTACTCTATCTCCGTTCCTTCCTACGTATTCAATCTTGGTCCGTGGGTTGCTTTTAGTTGTATCTACATAGTCTAGGAATATCTCCCACATCTTTTCAGGTGTCTCTATGTATTTATGTTTTGCCATCGTATATAAATATAAAAACCAACTATTTGTTAATGGTAGCCTTTGACTGAGTGTAGTTGTCTGACTTACGTATGATTCTTAACGCTAATAACTCTACATCTTCTCTCATTTCTTTAGCGTCCTCATCCAGTACGATAGTTCCTTTAGACTGATAGCGCGTTTTCTTGCTGATTATCTCAATTGAAAATTCACCTTCTTTTATTTCTATTGTTGCTTTCATGGATGGCAGTAGATGTTTATCGTTCCGTTCTGATACCCTTGTCTGAGTCTATAAAACTCATCAACCCCCTGACGGGTCATTACTATCTTATGCTGACTGTAAGGACTTGCGCCCGTGTCGATGTGGTCTATCTCAATATGAGGTAGAAAACAATTACGAAACCCCGCTTTCTTTGCTCTGATAGCGGCTAGTGAATCATCGAAGCCATAGATTCCAGGTTGATGTAAGTAGCCTATTTTATCAAGTAGCTTGAAATTGTAAAGCTGACACGTACCCATCACATGATTCACATCCTCCAAGACAACCCACGGCATCCCCTTTCCACCTGTCATTGATAACGTAGAACGGTAATGGTGGTTCTGATGGTCGGGGCGTTCTTCTAGGTCTTTTCTTTTAAGCCCTACTATCCCGACGTCAGGTTGCATATCTACAAC